CCCGTACTCTGAAATCTTCCTCAATGACTTTGGCTCAACAGGGCCGAACGTGAATGAGGCATTCAAGGCATTTAAGTACTCAAAACTTATTGAGGAATATGGCCTTGACGAGATTGCATACCTTGTTGACGATGACCCTGAGGCACGAGATGCCGCAGAGGGAATGGGAATCAAGGCCTACTCACCATCACAACTTCTCGAAGAGGAGATGTCTGATGAGGAGCGAGCACTTGTCGATGTTCCTGAATACATTCAGTCTGCTGCGACAAAGGGATTGGAGTTCTACGACGGCGGTTACGCCGGTGAGGGACTTCAGCAAGAGACTGTCCAGGAGGCGAGAGACCTAGCATCCGGTCGAGTAAGCGACGAGAAGGTTGTCCGTTTGGCAGCCTGGGTTCGCCGACATCGCGGAGACTGGGAATCCGTAGAACAAAATAACAACCCAAGTCATGAAGACTTCCCAGGGCCTGGAGCAGTTGCTGCTTATCTCTGGGGTGTAAACCCAACAGCGCCTGACGGCGCGGACCGAGTTCTGCTTTGGGCAGACAGGATTACCGCAGCACTACGGGCAATGGAGTTTGACGTGAAAGAAATTGAAACACGAAGCACGCCGATTGGCGTGTTCACGATTGAAGAGTCCGACGGACAGAAGACCTTCTCAGGCTATGCAGCCATCTTTGGCGCATCGTCTGCTGGTCTTGGATTCACTGAAGTTATTGCGCCGGGCGCCTTCAAGCGAACACTCACACGCGCCGAGCGTGGCGAGCGTACCGTGAAGTTCTTGCACGGTCATGACGAGAGCCGAATGTTGGCGACGACTGCAAGTGGGCGTCTCACCTTGAAAGAGGATGAGATTGGTCTGCGTGTTGAGGCAAAACTCGACCCAGCCGACCCAGATGCCGCTTCAGTTATCAGCAAGTTGGCGAACGAATCCTCAGCAATGGGCATGTCGTTTGGCTTCACTGTTCCAAAGAATGGCGATGCATGGAATGGCGAGACACGCACACTGAAGGAGATTAATCTCTTTGAGGTGAGCATCCTGTCTGGTCACACCCCAGCGTACCCATCAACACTTGGCCTTACCGCCGTTCGCAAAGTTACTGAGCCAAAACTCGGTATTGATGCTGAACGCCTTATTTCAACCCTTGAATCCGTCAAGGCAGGTAAAGACCTGACCGAAGACGAGACCGAGGTTATTGACCAGGTCCGCTCCAAGTTGGGGCCAAAGCGTGGTATCGACCCAACGGTCGCTGCCGCAAAGGTTCTGCTAGAGCGTCTGGCAAGCGAAGACTTCTAAAGCCACGAGCGCGCTGTTCCGCTGCCCTGTGTAGGCACGCCCACAGATGTCGCATCTCGCTTGGGGAATCAACCAATCAACTGCCCTTAGAGGCAGATATAGCATAGGAGTCACCAAAAATGGCTGACATTAAGAAGATGCACGAGAAGCGCGCATCACTCCTTACTGAGGCTTCGGCACTTGTGTCCGAGACCGCAGAAAAGGGTGAGGCACTTGCAGGCGAGTCACAGGCTCGCTTTGAGGCGCTTACCAATGAGGCTTCCGCACTTGCGGCTGCCATCCACTCGGAGAAGACCGCAGTTGAGGCACGAGATGCCGCCACTGCTGCTCGCGCCGAGTTCACGACCGTTCTTTCGCCAGTAGCCGCTGCTGCTGATAAGGACGAGGCTGCGGAACTCCGCCGCCTTGGCCGCGAAGGTGGGTCAATTGAGTCCGCTTACAGCAAGCGTGACGTGACGAAGTCGACCGGCTTGGGTAACCCAATCACCGTTGCCGACCGCGTCTGGGTCACCGCTGGTCAGGTGAACCCATTCATTAACCCTGCCGTCGTTGACGTGATGAACATGTCGACGGGCAACAACATCCTTCTCCCACGAGTCACGGCGCTCGGCACGGCTGCTGCCGTTTCCGAAGCCGCTCAGATTAACGAGTCGGATGGAACGCTCTCGAACCTTTCGCTGACCCCAGTAAAGTACGCGACCCTGCTCCAGGTTTCTCAGGAACTTGTTCAGGATGCGGCCTTTGATATCACGGCATTTGTCGCTGATAAGGCTGGTCAGGAAGTCGCAATTGCGCACGGCGCAGTTGCTGGTCCTGCCGTAGCCGCTGCTGCCACCGTCGGTAAGACGGGTGCAGCCGTGACGCCTGCATACGCTGACCTTGTTGACCTCATCTATTCGGTGAAGCAGCAGGCTCGTCGTGCTCCTAAGCGCGGCTTCATCATGAACGATTCCACCCTTGGTGGCGTCATGAAGTTGCTCGACTCGCAGAACCGTCCAATCTTCGTGCCAGGCGACCTTAATCGCCCTGACACGATTCTTGGGTACGCAGTCTATTCAGGCGCTCTCGCCGACACCGGCGACGAGGCCGTGAGCATTGTCTTTGGTGACCTTGGTGCCATCAAGACCGTGCTTGTTGGTGGTGTGGACATTGCTTCGAGCGCGGACTTCGCGTTCAACTATGGCCTTATCACCTATCGCATCCAGGTACGTGGCGTAACCGGTCTTATCGACGCGGCTGCTGTCAAGTCCTTCAAGGGCGCGAACGTCTAATTCTAATTAGACGCTAATGGGAACGGGGAGGGGCTTCGGCCTCTCCCCGGTACCTGTAGAACAGGAGAAATATTATGCGTGTACGAATGCTTGAATACATCTCAGGAACTCGCAATGGGAAGTCGTGGCCTTCAAGAGGCGGCTTCATCGACATCCCAGAAAGCGAAGCAAAGAATCTTATTGACCATGGCTATGCAGTCGCTGCGCCAGAGGATACAAACGAACAACCAGTTGAGCGTGCTGTCGTTGAGGAGACCATCAGAACAGCCACGATTAAACCCAAGCCAACTAAAGGCCGAAAGAAAGGCTCAGAATAATGTCATATGCAACATTGGCCGAATTCAAGGCCTCAATCGGAATCCAAGATAACACTGACGACCAGGCTCTTCAGGCAGTTCTTGACGCCACCGATGAACTCATCGATAACTTTTGCGACCTTCCTACCGGCTTTGACGTAAGCGCGTCACAGGTCCGATACTACACTGCTGTTGACCCATTCTACATCAACACAGACGACATCGTTACGGTCACGACTCTCCAGACAGACGAGAACGGAGATGGCACCTACGAGACAACATGGACGGTAAACACTGATTACATTCTTGCTCCGCGCAATGCGGCGCTTGATGCTCGTCCATACACTGAGATTGATACGGCGATTCAGGTCACTAAGACCTTCCCATTGACCTACCTTGCGGTTAAGGTCACCGGTACGTTTGGATTCCCAGCCGTTCCTAGCGCAGTCAAGCAGGCAGCGCTCATTCAGGCCGGTGCCGTGTGGAGCAGCCGTACTGCGCCTTTCGGCGTCATCGGTTCGCAGGACCTTGGTGGCATTCTCCGACTTAGCCGAGCCCTTCATCCAGAGGCCCAGGTTCTCCTGGAGCCATATCGCCGACGACTCGGCCTTGCCTACTAGGAGGCCATATGACACTAAAAAATCGTTATGACCTACTTATCGACCAGGGCGCAACACTTTCTGTTGTTGCGACGTGGAAAGATTCTTCAGGAAACGCAATCAACTTGACTGGCTATACGGCACGCATGTCTGTGCGCGCAACGTTCTCTAGTGCAACAACTGTGCTTGATTTGAATACTGCGAACTCAGGCATTGCCCTTGGTGGTGCTGCAGGGACCATCACTATCACAGCATCCGCAACAACCACAGCGGCGCTCACTGCTCCGTTCAGTGGTGTCTATGACCTTGAACTTGTAAGTTCTGGCGGAGTCGTTACGCGACTCCTGGAAGGAACAGCAACCATTAGCCCAGAGGTAACTAGATGAGTGTAGTTGTCACAAATGTCGAGCAGACTGTCACAATCTCCGACTCTCGTGGCACTATTGTTGTTAGCCCTGTTACCCAATCAGTAAGTGTTGCCTCTTCTGGAGCGCAAGGCACTCAGGGGCCACAAGGGCCTACTGGCCCACAGGGTACAACTGGTGCACAGGGTGCAACCGGAGCCACTGGTGCTACTGGACCTCAGGGTCCGCAAGGTATCCAGGGCGACCAGGGAATTCAGGGTATTCAAGGCCCAACAGGCACGACAGGCGCAACTGGTGCTGCAGGTGCAACTGGCGCTACTGGAGCGAAGGGCGATAAGGGCGATACCGGAGACACTGGACCACAGGGACCACAAGGACTGACTGGTGCTACAGGCGCTACGGGCGCCACCGGACCACAAGGTATCCAGGGACCTACTGGCAATACTGGAGCAACTGGTGCGACTGGTGCTACTGGTCCACAAGGTATTCAAGGCGAGGTTGGTGCTACTGGCGCCGTTGGAGCGACAGGCCCTGCTGGGGCTGCGGGAGCCACTGGTGCCACAGGTGCTACTGGCCCACAGGGACCAACAGGTCCGACAGGTGCCACTGGTTCCCAGGGTATTGCTGGAGACAAATACCAAACAACAAGCAGCACATCGCTGAGCGTTGGTAACGGAAGCAAAACCCTTACCGTTGCAACTGGCCTATCTTATACCGTCAATCAATCAGTCATTATCTCTTACGATGTTGCTAATCATATGCACGGAGAGGTCGACTCTTATAACTCCGGTACTGGGGTTATGGTTGTTAATGTCACAAAGCACGACGGCTCTGGAACGTACTCGTCATGGGTAGTTAACCTTGCCGGTGCCGTAGGTGCTGAAGGTCCACAAGGGCCAACAGGAACCACTGGCGCAACTGGCGCAACGGGACCCACTGGAGCGACTGGACCTGCTGGTCCAACTGGAGCAACCGGAGCAACCGGGGCTACAGGCGATGGTTTTGCGTGGGAAGGCGACTGGAACTCTGGAACATCTTATGTAACGCGAGACGTCGTTCACTATCTTGGCGACTCATATGTAGCCCTTCAATCCGGAACAAATCAGAACCCTGTAACTCAAACTGCCTACTGGGAATTGTTTGCAGCCAAAGGGGAGACTGGCGCTACTGGTGCTGCAGGTGCCACAGGAGCCGCAGGGGCTACTGGCGCACAGGGTATTCAGGGTACGACAGGTGCTACTGGACCTACTGGTCCTCAGGGGCCTCAGGGAGACACTGGTCCGACCGGCTCACAGGGTATCCAAGGTATTCAGGGTATCCAAGGTGATACTGGCGCTACAGGTGCTACTGGTGCCACAGGTCCGCAGGGACCGATTGGCGATACTGGCGCAACTGGTGCTCAGGGTCCGACTGGCGCAACTGGTGCCACTGGCCCTACTGGTGCAACCGGCGCAGGCGTTGCTATCGGTGGTACAACTGGTCAGATTCTTAGCAAGAACAGTGCTACGGATTACGATACTACCTGGATTACAAATCCTGCGGCCTCAGTGGGCTCGACAACCCCATCGTCTGTTGCCGCAACAAACGCAGGCGGCTCTAGCGCAGAGGCTGCTCGTGTTGACCATACCCATGAGGGCGTTACCTCAATCACCGGAACAGCGAATCAAGTAGTTGCAAGTGCGGCAGATGGCCCAGTAACCCTGAGCCTTCCCCAGTCAATTGCCACAAGCAGCAACGTTACGTTTAACCAGGTAACAGCAAGCGACTACATCAAGTTGTCCTCTTGGAATCAAGCAAGTGCTGGAAACGATGCATCTGCCGATACGGTTACTGTTACAACCGCTGGTACCTATTACGCAATTGGTGCATCAAACTGCGAAGTATCGTTTACGCCAGACTTTGTTGGTCAGCAGTTCTTTGTTACTCTGACTGGTTATTGCTCACTAAACACCACAACTGTTCAATACGCATTTGTGAGAGTAACGCTTACAGATTCGTCAAACACGCTTGTGGATACTCTTGGTTACGGACGAGCCGACAACTTCGGTACGAGCGGTCGCGGTTCAACTGTGGCATTTAATCAAATCTGGACAGCGGATACAACTAGTGCACGAAAGATTAAGTTGTACGGCACTGCGCAAACCACAAACGGGTTGGTCCTGTCGCTGGCCTACTGGCAGTTAAATGTCATGGCTTTGGCATAGGCAATGAGGTGAAAGATGAATGATTTGACAATCCACCAGGCTCTTGCCGATAGGCTTAATGCTATTGACGCTCCTGCTGGCTACAACCTTCGTGGTGTATACGCAACTCCACCGGACAACCTTGCGGCTGTTCCGGCAGTTGTTCTTATTCCAGACTCCGACACAATCTCCTACGGTTCCAGCAATCGCACGACGGTTCTTACTGTTCGTGCGGTGCTGTACCTGAATGAGGTTGCGGATATGAGCAGGAAGTACGCAGACCTGCTCACGTGGAGGGCATGGCTCCGAGATGCGGTTCTTGGAGACACATCGCTAGGTGACGGTCTCGTCGCGCAAGCGAGCGTAACATCAACGTCGCTAGACACAGATGTCTGGGCCGACACAACCTACCTCACGGTTACCGCAACCATTGAGGTCTCAGTGCTGGAGGTAATCGATGTCCAGTCTTAAGAAAGTCCGCAGCACGGATAAGCCGCGAGACGTTTTCATGCCTGGGCTAGGTAAGCCTGGCACTATCCTAGAAATGCCATCTGCAGATGCTGAATGGCTTGTATCAACCGGCTACGTCGAGTATATTGATGAGCCTAAAAAGAAAAAGACCGCTGAGGTTATCGGCGAGTCTACACTTGAAGCGGCCTTAGAGCCGACCATCGAGGAGTAATAAACAATGGCAATCTCACTTGGTGCAAAGCAGTTCACGAAGGTCGCTGTTAAGTCCGAAGCCTCTTATGGCACTCCGGCAACAATGACCAGCGGAACTCCACAACTTCTCTTTACTGACATCGTTGGTATCATGGACCCAGGCGTGGTTCTTGAACTTGCTGACGACAAGACTGCTGGCGTTCGTGCTTCACGAATCGGCGGCCTTCAGACCGTAACCGAGAAGAACCCAACAGTCACAATCGGTGCTACGAACATCTCAATGGCGGACCTTCCGCTGTTCTTTGATGCTCTTGCGACGATTACACCAACCGGCGCTTCGGCTCCGTACACGTGGTCCTATGACCCAGCAATGACAGACGTTGATACGATTACTTCGTACACAATGTTTGCAACTGACGGTGTCCAGAAGTTCATCGCTGATGGCTGCGTTCCAACGGAACTCACCATTTCAAGCGAAGCGAGCGGACTCCTTCAGGCTGGCGTTACATTCAGCGCTCGAAACATTGCAGCGACTACGGACACCCTTAGCGCAACGGCTGCTGCCGGTACCGCAAAGTTCGTTCCTGGTCGTTACGCAAAGGTGTATACAGACACGAACTTCCCAACGAACCCTGCATCTGGCGAGACTCAGTACTCCCAGTATGTGACGGCATTCAACTTCACCCTTATGCCAGGGGCTGCGCCACTTGTGGTGCTTTCTGGCTCGATTAACTATGGTGGAGTTGCCTATACCGGCGCGCTTGATGCAAGCCTTACGCTGACCATTGCTTCTAACAGCAGTGCAACGTCAACGTTCCCACTGTCGTCTATCGGCGACACAAAGTACGTTCGAGTTGAGTGCTTGGATGCATCAGGATACGGTATGGAAATTCGTGGACGCTACGTCGTAGAGAACGTTCAGGTTATCGGTTCCGAGACCGATGGTTTGATTCTCAACGAAGTTACCCTTCAGGCTACATACGATGCAACGGCAGCAGAAAACGTCGAAGTCGCCGTCTTCTCGCCAACCGCTGCTCGACCGTAGTAATAAAATATATAGAACCACAGGAGGTTCATTATGTCCGACGTTCTAATTGTTAATTTGTCTGGTTCGTTTGATGGGTGGAACGCCACCCTTCGCCGTAATATCAGTGCCAAGATTCTCTTGGACCTTCAGAGCGGAGAGGCCGAGAGGCAGTTCAATGCTTTGAAGAAACTTGTTGTTGCTCACAACTTTAAAGACCTAGATGGAAACTCAGCCGATGATGTTCTAGACGCGCCCGTAGAGGCGCTTACGGAATTGATGGGCGAGTGGGGTAAGGCAATGTCCGAACTCCCAAAAATGCAAGGCTGAGTGCTCGTCTGATTTCAATGGGGAAGAGTACATCTCCTTCCCCTGAAGTTATGTTCTATCTTCTGGGCCGGGAATTTAGTGTATTGCCATCGGTAATCGCTGAACTTCCGGTCCATGAGATGATGCAGATGTGGTCTCTGTTTGCGGAACTACAGCCAAAGGATATGGGTAATGGCAAATAATCCACTTCGATTAAAAATCAGTACAAGCAGAGGCTTCGACAATATGAGACTTGGGTTTATGGAGGCATCAAATCCAAAACTGTATCGACGAGCCGAAGCCATTGCGACCCTTAATGCCGCTCGTACGCTTCAGCCAAAAATCAAATCTGAGGCCCCAAAGGGAAAGACCGGAAACCTGAAGAGGAATGTCAGGGCTCGTGGTGTTCGCTGGGGCAAGCCTGGTGCTGTCGTGGGAGTCAAGGGTGGTCGCCAGGGCGCATTCTATAACTGGTTTGTTATCGCCGGACGAGATGACACTCGTCAAACAAAGCGCGGTATTGCAAAAGTAGCACCAGTTGGACCGAATAGATTCGTTGACCGAGTTATCCAGAAACGAGAAAACTTGCAGATTGCAATTGAAGCCTATTCTAAGACTATTACTGCATTCCTAAATAACAGCGTGTTCCGTGGAACTGCTGTCAACTTCAAGAAAGGCCGACGCTGATGGCTACTGCTAACCAGAATGCTAACTTTGTAATCTCAGCCAAGAATGCCGCCTCATCTGTATTCCGAACAATCGGTAAGGATATGGGGGGACTTGGGAAGGTGACCAGTCGACTATCCGGCCTTATGGCGGGACTCGGTATAGGCGTTGCCGGTGTTGCGTTCCTGCTCAGGAATGCCTTTATGGACGCGGTCAAAGGTGCCATTGAGGAGCAGCGACAGATTCGAGTGCTCACAGGATTGCTTGAATCTCGCTTTCC